TCTCGGCCAATTCGCCCAAATGTGCTACAATGGCCCACGTGGCACTCTGCAAACAGAAAATTTGCAAGCAGAACCCTTTGCAAAAAAGCCTTGAAAAGAGCTTATCAGGCACCGACGAGCCGTACGAAGCTAGTGCCCCTCTGCCTGCAGAGCCCACAGAGCCTGGCGGTTCAAAGCCCCGTATTCGGTCGTCGGAAAGAGAGCGCATCTGGCATTTGGCGTTTGCTGAGGGCATGTCTCAGCGCGAAATTGCTCGGGCCACTGGCCGCAGTCGCATTTCGGTCCGTCGAACGATTCATAGCCCGGAAGGCATCGTCCGGAAAGACGAAATCCAGAAGGAAATCCGAGAGCGCACGAGGACGAAACTTGTGGCGATGGCCGACCGAGCGGTCAAGTCCTGGGGCCAGCAGCTCGATTTGGCCGATAAGGGGATGAGGGCGAACCATTTGCCGGCAAAGGACTTATTGACGCATGCTGGCATGGTCGATATTGCGGTTCCTCGGACCAATCAGGGCACGCAAATCTTGATCCAAATCGGTTCTGATGCGCCTGTCGAGGTGCAAGAGGCGGTTGAGGGCCTGGTGGTGGACGAGTAGTGCCGCTGTTCCACAGTTTGGCCCGGTGTTGCTGGTGCGGGGGCCGATTCGTCAAGGCCAAGTTCTTCAAGGCCGATGTGTGGGTGTGTGAGACGCCCCAGTGCCAGGCGAGGCAGACAGAGCAATCGCTGATTCGCACGGTCAAAACGGCGCAAGGCGAGGAAAAGCGGTGTTTATATCTGCCTCTTCCGAAACAGGTCGAGTTTGAGGACGCAGTCCGCAGCTTCAAACGAGTCCTGTTTGGCGGGGCCGCCGGGGGGAGTAAATCCCATGCGCTCCGCTGGCATCTCTACAAGCAAGCGTTGCGCATTCCGAGGTTTCGGGCGTTGCTGCTGCGGAAGAACCTGGTCGAATTGGAGCGCACGCACATCTCAGATGCCGAATTCGAGGCACGGCTGTTCAACGGCAAGCTGAACAAGAGCAAGTATTATCTGCGGTTCCCCAATGGCTCCCAAATCGACTTTGGCCATTTGGCGGACAAGGAGCAGGTGACGAAGCATCTGTCGACCCAATACGACAGTATCGCGTTTGACGAGATTACGACCTTCCCCGAGACGGAACGTCGCCTGATCATGAGCCGTGCCCGGACGACGAAGGAGATTGACACCAAAATCATCGCTGGCACGAACCCGGGGGGCCCCGACAGCTACTGGGTGAAGCGTCGATGGCTCCAGAAGGACCTGACCCCGACCGAGGAGCCCGGCTATCGGCCTGAACAGCACGTCTACATCCCCTCTAAGCTCGAAGACAACCCGTATCTGGACGAGGACTATGAGCAGTCCCTGATGGACCTGCCCGAGGTGTTGCGGAGAGCCTATCGGGATGGGGATTGGGATATTTTCCCCGGTCAGTTCTTCTCGGAGTGGCGGAGAGCCCACCACGTTGTGCCTACAGGTCGTATCTACGACGGCCGTTGGGTCGTGGCAGTGGATTGGGGGTATATGGCTCCAGGGGTGGCGCTATTTGCCTGTATTTCGGCTGATGGGCGTATTACGGTCGTCAAGGAGTATGTGTTCAAGATGACCATTGCGTCCGAAGTCGCCAAGGAGATTGCCAAGGCGGCGACGAGCCTCGGGATTAAGCGGCTGACGGGCCCTGGGGATACCGAGATGTGGAAGCCGCAAACGGATAGCGGTGAATCCATCGCAGAGACGTTTACTCGCTTCGGGGTGCATCTGACGAAGGCGGACAAAGACCGTGTGAACGGGTGGCAGCGGCTGAGGCATTGGCTGAGACCTGCGCCAGACGGCGATCCGTGGCTGCAGGTGACCGAAGATTGCCCGTATCTGTCTCGGACCATACCGAGCCTTGTGATGCACGAGAAGTTCCCCGAGGATATCGCGGATGGCCTTGAGGACCATGCGGCAGATGCGCTAAGATACCTGGTGATGAGCCGTCCGTCGCCTGAACATGCGTTGTCAACCATAGACGTGCCAGAGAACTCGCCTGCGTGGCTCATGAGGCAGGGGAAGCGCACGACTCATCGCCAGCAAGGCCAGATCGCTTAAGATGCCTGAACTACGAACGATCCAACTCACGGAAAAGGGCGTCAAGGACTGGTGGAGCCGGGTCACGTCCGCTCGTCAGAAGCGCGACAAGGAAGCCGAGAAGTGGGATATCCTCGTCGACGAATACAAGCCGCATGTGGAGGAGTCTGGGCGGCCTGAGAACGTCAAGGCGAATATCCATTTCCGCAACGTCGAGAGCAAAAAGCCGCAGTTGTTCTTTCAGTCGCCGAAGATGCGGCTGAAGCCTCGGGAGCGCATGAATGCGCCGATTGTCGACCCCCAGACCGGACAGCCGATGCAGTCGCAGGATGGCGAGCCTATCAAGGGGGCGTCGGCGATTACGATTCATGAGCAGGTGCTGGATTACTACCTGGGAGTGGACGAAGTCAATCTTGCCCATCTGATGGATCGGCTGTTGTTTGATTGTTTGTGCCCGTCAGGGTTCATGGTGTCAAAGATTGGGTATCGGGCTTACACATCGGTGATTCAAGAGCCGGTGATGCAGATGGTGCCCCAGACCATGAACCCCTTCGAGGCGGCGTTGGGGGCGGCGATGGGGATGCCGATGCCCCCGCCTGTGGAAGAGCCGGTCATCGACGAAGAGACGGGCGAGCCTGAGATGCGGGACGTGCCGGTCATCGTCAAGGAGGAATACTTCTGGGAGCGGGTGAGCCCGAACAAAGTGCTGGTTCCGCACGACTACCACGATACCGATTTCGAGAATGCGCCGTGGTTGGGGATTGAGACGTTGATGCTGTTGCGGGATGCGAAGCGACAGTTTAATCTCCCTGACGACTTTGAGCCGAAAAAGACCAAGAACGATGAAAACCTACTAGGCACGCGGGATGACCAAGAGTCGAAGGACGATATGGTCGAAGTGGTGGAGGTGTTCTACAAGGCGTATCTCTTCCAGGATGAAGTGCATCACCCGGACGTGTATCACCAGTTGGTGCTCATCAAGAGCGCGAATAAAGGCAAAGTGCCCGAAGATGTCGTCCATCGGTTGTCCCCGTATCAGGAGATTGACCCGACGACAGGTCGGTTGACGACCGCTTCGATGCGAGGGAACCCGATTCATGTGGGCACGATTCGGGATTTGAGCGATTCGGCCTATGTGCCGTCTGACTGCGCGATGACCAATTCCGAGGTCAAGGAGATTAATACGTATCGGCGGCAGACGGTGAAGCTGCGGGATGCGAATATCGTGCGGTTTCTCTACGACGTGGACAAGCTGACGCCTAATGCCGTGGCGGCGCTCAAGAGCGGAGATATCGGCCAATATATCGCGGTTGAGGCAGGGGCGCTGTCCAATGAGGGCCGAGACATTATCGCCCAGGTGACACAGGGGTCTCAGAGCCGAGTCGACCTTCAGGGCGCGTTTGAGATGAACCTGGATGTGGAGAAGGCGTTGGCGCTGAGTCCGAACCAGGTGGGGTCTCAGTCGGATCGGAGCACAACGGCGACGGAGGTGTCGACGGCGCAGGCGAATGCGAATGTGCGACTGAGCAAAGAGCGAAACCGGGTGCTCAACTATGTGATCGTGGGGGTGCGCAAGTTTGATTCGCTGCTGCAGATGTTTGCCGATGACGACGAGGTGATCGAGATTGTGGGCGACGACGGGGTGGCTCGGCTGGCAACCTGGAACAAGCAGACGATTGCGGGCCGGTTTGCTTACGATATCGTGCCAGACAGCCAGTTGATGGTGGATATGGCGACGGAGCGGGCGCAGACGATGCAGATGTATAACCTCATGGCCAATGACCCCTTTGTGAACCGCAAGGAGGTGTCGAGCCAGGTGGTGCGCATGTTCAATTTCGACCCTGGGAAGACGATTCAGCAGCCGCCGCCAGAGCCGCCGACGGAGCCCAAGGTCAATTTCGCGTTTAAGGGCGAAGACTTTATCGGCCCCCAGGCTCCGATTGTGCTGGAGATTATGCAGCGGTCGGGCATCGAGGTGAGCGAGCAGGCGATGCAGCTTGCGTCGAGTAATGCGATTCGGGCACAGGCGGATGCGCTGATGGCTCCAGGACAGCCTGGTGTGGACGGAGCGGCCGAAAAGGCGCAGACGGTGGACAAGAGCCAGGGTGAGCGCACCGCGCAGCTAGAGGGCGGTGGGAGCGGCACAGGGAGGGCGATATGACAAAAACCGAATCTGAGGATAGTTGGTGGCAGGGCGAGAAAATATTTTTTGTGGGGATACACATGACTCGGGGCGAAGCAACGAAGGCGGAGAACGTAGACGCTTTTGTGGATAGCAAGTTGCGTCGCGCTCGAAAGGTGATGGTGGCGGCGTGCTGCGAGGCGAGAGATGATTTGCAGAGAGTGCAGCAAGGAACTTGAGATCGGAGAGTGGCCATTTTGCCCGCATGGCGAGCCGGGGGCGTTCACCGAAATCGGCGATGAGTGCGACTTTGTGGTTGAGAATTTGGGCCGGGAGCCGATACGGTTTCGGTCCAAGGCCGAGCATCGGCGTGTGATGGCGGAGCGCGGCTTGCGGCATCCTGAACGCTATGTGCCGCACCCCGCAGGCAAGACAAGCCGAGAGCACGCAGGCACGCCGAACATGGGGTGTGCGGATGCCTACACCATGAACAACGTGCGGGAACTCATGGAGCGGGCGTTCCGACAGAAGCCCGAGCCGGACGACTCAGTGACGTTTATCCCCGATAACCGCACTCTGACGCCCGAAGACATCAAGGGGTTGAAGCAGGCTGGCATCTACTTCATGGGCAAGAAGGTGGGTCGTGACGGTCTGATCGGTCGCGGCAGCGAGGTGTTGGGTTCGATGGGTGAGCGGTCGCTGAACCGTTTGCGATTCGTTGCGTCCGACTCGAAGCTCGTCA